CACCGGGATTTGTCGCCTGTGGAACGCCGCCGCCATACACCTTATAGCCTTCCATCTGAAGAATATAAAGCGCCTGATTCATGCGTTCTTTAGAGACACCGATTTCCAATTCCGAGCCAGTACCGACGTCGATCATTCCGCGGCTATCGACCTGTTCCCGCAGAAAGTCGGCAGTTTTCTGTGCCTGATTCATCCGAGCTTCTGAATTTGCGTTCAGAAGAGAACGAACCGAAGATTCGGCAATTCCCATCTCTTCTGCGATCTTATTGGTGCTCATGCCTTTCTCTCGAAGAGCCTTGGCCTGCGCAACGTCAATGCTCCTCCGTTCGGCATTTGCAAGACTGAGCTGAACTCTCAGCTGACTGGTCGTCAGACCCATTGACTTTGCAATCGCAAGATCGCCGGTATAGGTCTTGCCGTCTTTGTCGGTAAAAGTATATTTCTGATTTCGAAGTTCTTCTACGCGGCTGAGAAAGTCGCCGGAGTGTTGATAAGGATTATCGCCGGAACCCCAAGGGTATCGTCCGGAACGTCGTTTGATGCCATAGTGCATCAAAATGTCGAGAGCAACCGGATCATCACATTCCAGCATTTCATTGATTCCGAAGAAGCTCTCCATTTCCTGAGCAATAGAGTTCATATCGTCAGACCTCCTGCTTACGATGTTGTATCAGCAATTTGTTGAAGCGAATGATTTTGTCACAAATATCCATGATCTCCTGACCGGATGGATTATAGACATTGACATCATCATTCTGATAGATGCGAAGCTCATGATCGATCTCGTATGGAGACACTGCATACTCCAAACAGAAAAGAGCGTCATAGATCAAAAGCTGCTCCATGTGTGCCTCGATCTCTCCGCTCTTGTAATCATGGATTCGAAGAAGATTATCACGGAATGCAATCGTGTCGGCTGTTCCAAAGAAATCGTCGGAATAGTACAGCATGACTTCCGGATCCATTCGGAAACCGATCGCGTCATTCACGTATTGGTTGAGTGTCTTATGCGAACGAGGGAGTTTCTGGCCGAGACGGATGCAGGTCGCAGCGAACGCATGAAGAACAGTTCCTCTTTCTTTCGCCTTCATATTGTCATAAACCGTGACCAGTTTGTCATCCGTATAGTTAAGCCAATTATACTTGCTCGCAGAGAATGTCGCGTGTCGTCCTTCAATCCGAGAATGATCGTTCCATTGCATTCAGAACTTCCTCCTTGTTCTCAGGACTGATGAACGCAGCGAACGACATCTTGTTCATCTTCTCGATCCAGTAATCCTGATTAGGTCGATGACTCGAATTGGATTCTTTCTTTCCCTCCAGAGCAGCCCAGCGTTCTCCGTTCAGAACGAGAAGATCGGGAATGCCTTGCGGCGGGGGATTGATGTGGAGCACGATTGCTCCGGGCAGTCGCTCGCGAATCTCTTTGACGAGCTTCGTCTTGAATTTGTTTTCCAGCATGAGATTGTTAAACCTCCAAACAAAAATTAAAGAGAGAAGCATATATTGCCTCTCTCTTCATAAAAGGGCGTGTTTTTCACGCGTAGTCGTCAAAGTCAAGAAAAATGGCGTTTTCCGAACTTTTCACGAAGCCCCTGAATCTGGGAATTTTAATCTAGGTTTGTTCTCGCTAAGCTAGGTTAGAATTTTCGGATTTTCGATGTCTTGCTCAACCCCATCAAAATCGATAAAAATTGCACTCTGCCCACTTTTTTGAAAAATCCCTTATTACTATAACAAAAATTTTTCTCTAGGGTTAATAAGAAAAAAAGTGGGAAAGTGGGCAGAAAACCCCGAAACCATTGAAAACACTAGGTTTTTCGGCTTTTCAAAAGTGGGCAAAAAGTGGGCAGAAAGTGGGCAAATGGCCACTTTTGTCCGAAAATTTTTGAAAATTTCGAGTCAAAAACACCCGATTTTTGCGCTCTGCCCAGTTTTGCCCGGGTTGTGCCCACTTTTTATTTGACTAAAGTGGGCAGGAATTTTACCCATTTTCTCGCCAAAATAGCAAAAAAGAAAAGCCCCTGTGAGATTCGCGAAGAACCCCCACAAGAGCTATCTTTTCTGTATTACACAGTCGGAATCGGAGGGATGACAGCTCCTAAAATCGGCTTCAGATCATCCACATTTTCAACCGCAGACCATCCAGCCATGCCGGCCTTCCATACGAGACTGAGTCGTGTGAGCTGACCTCTTTGCATCATCTCACGAAGTGCAGCCACCGCATAAGGACCAGTCGGTTGACCATTGACTGCCACATAATACTTCGAATCCGGAATGGGCGGGGGAATCGGAGCGCCGCTTACACCGTTCATTGCACCGGCCAGATTCTGTCCGATCGCACCACCAAGTGTCATTCCAGCCATCATAGCAGCAGGATTGAAACCGCCGGCATCCGCATGTCCGCCTCCGTTCGTGCCCATCTGACCGAGAGCATTTGCCCCCGCAACACCAACATCACGCTGTGCTTCGACCTGATATGCCGCGAAGTGAGCACTTTCTGTCTGCTTACGCTGTGCATACTGACCTTCTTCCCGTGCAATGCGAAGACGTTCCTTATAATCCTCCGTCTCAGCCTCTACACGAGCTGTAGTGACATTTTTAGTAACTTTTACGAGTTCCTGATAACCGTCACTATCCTTGTCAATTTCGACCGCTCCAACGTCCACACCAGACACCAGAACTCCGAAATTATCATTGAGTCGTTCACTGACGGCAGCCTCCAGCTTCTCGCTGATTAAGCCAGTTTTTCGATCCAACTGCACAACAGGGATGTTTTCCGCAGTCGGAAGCTCCGCCACAATATCCTTTGTGTAGCGGCTGACTGCATCACGGATCTGCTTCTGGAAATCCTCCAGTGTGAACTCAGCTAAACGATGCAGCTTGATGAACTGCCGGTAGTCCTTGATCTTGAACCCAATCGTTCCCCGCACCGCGACCGGAACACTGAAGTCTGGGAATCTCGGATCCGCAACTTCAAAGTAAGGAACAGCAAAGCGCGTCTGGATGATCCCGGCAAGATTGATGAAATAGATCTCTGCTTGGAATGGAGTCCCGCCGTCATAGGCGAGTCCGATCAGGTCTGCCAGAATCGGGAGGTTCTTTGTATCGGCAATTCCGTCGAACGGTCCTTCGATGAAGTCTTGCAGCGTTCCGTCACCGTGCTTGTAGACAAATACTGCGACCTCACCGTCTTTGACCCGGAGAGAAGAACCCCAACGGATGGCATTCTCTCGTTTACTGTTTCCGCCAGCCGGACGCCACTTCCAAATCAAATACGAAGGTTCGTCACAGCGGATCTCATTCATCAACCCGCCAGATGTCAGTTTTGAAAAGAGTCCCATGTTAGTGTCTCCTTATTTCTTTTTAACAACCATATATGGATTCGGTTTAAACAGTAAGATGAATACATCAATGATCCAACCGACTCCGCATAGACCTAATGTGAATAAGTACAAAAAGCCTTCTCCGGTTTTACCTTCATAAAACTTATGTGCGCCAAAAAATCCAAGAAATAAGCAAAGGATCCATGCTGTCCACTTGTTTTTCCAAACTTGTGTTTCAACGCCTACCGGTTCCTGATAGACAATCTGTGAAGATTGTTTTGCAAGAATGCGCTCTTGACGCTGTAAATGCTTCTCTTCCTTTTTAGAGGCTCTCTCAAGTTCAGCCTTCCATCTGGAATTTGCTGCTCTATAGTTTGAATCTGCTTCAGCGCATAAATCTTGGACGCGCTCAAATTCAGTATCGTCTTTAAATAGCAGAGATGCTTTCTGATAGCATTGATGCAGTTTTCCATACCATGCAGCAGCAATATCCATTTGTTCTTTTGCTGCGTCCATTGTCCGAATAGATACCCCTTGAGTTAACCCATTCAGATTGCCAGCAGTCAAAATGAGGAAATCATAGACATCTTCTTTCGTATTTGGGATAGGGAAGCTTTGAATGAGGCTGATTTTCTGGTTGTTTGAGGTAAGCGCACTCAGTTTCTCAGAGAAGTCTTTTGAAGCGTTTGAAGCCTTTACATTCCGGATCTCATACCCACAAGCCGGGCACACAGCAGTCATAGCCTCCAGCACTTCACCGCAGTTCGGGCACTTATAAACAGTTCCAGCCTGCTCCACTCGTTTTGTTTGACGTTCTTCTTTCACTGGAGTTCCGCAGTCTACACAGAATTTTGCGTCATCTGGTAATTGTTTTCCGCAATTCATACAGTATTTCATATATGCGCCTCTCTTTTATAAAGGTCGTTTTGAAGTATGGTTGTAATAATTAGGATATCACAAATTCTGTTATTCTTCAACTGTCTGTTCAATTTCTTTTTCCCATTCTTCCAGATTAACACCATAATCCGTCAGTTTGGAAGTGCAAAGAAATGCTGTATCTGCTGTTCCCATCTCATAACGCGACACAAGCTGCTTCAAACTTTTTGCCAATCCTGCATAAATTCGCTTCAGGCGTTTTGGACCGAAGCCAAATTCTTCATGCATGAACCACAGAATCATCGCGTCGATTTCTCTTGTGTTCTTTACATCCAACGCAGCGAGTTCGGCCAGTGCTTCTTTTTCCAACGCAGCCTGCTCTTTTTTGTTGAGCTGACAGCCAAATATCTGTCCGCCAGCTTTTTTGAAGAAGGGCATTAAATATCGCCCTCCTCCCGATGTCTGCTTCGTTCTGCATCAAATTTACCATCCGGATACCGTTTGGCGAGCTTCTCCTGATTCATCGCCATGATCTTGCCGAGAGGATATCCGATATGATGAGCTGTATAAGCAACATACCAGAGAACATCTCCGAGCTCGATCGCAAGATGATAGCTGTCTAATGCATGCCCTTGAAATTCGTATTTCTTCACGATTTCCGATGCTTCGCCAGCCTCACCGCACAGTCCGATAACACCATAAGTGAGCTGCTGATCACAAATCACAGCATCCAATGGTGCGTACTTCAAAACGTCCAACTGATAGACATCCGCATCATGTTCTCGAATTTCAGATACAGCTTCATCTCGTGCAATGTTAAACTGTCTTCTCGCCAACTCCTTCATCAGCGAATCATTAAGACTCTCCACATCTCGAAGTTTTCTCTCCAGATACCGAACCCGCTCAGAAGCGCTCTCAGCCCTCTCCTTGACCGCCTTTGCCTCTTTCTTTGCGTTTGCAGCACGATCATTAGTAGACTGGATCTTGGCGTCAGCATCCTTTACGCGGTTATCAAATTCTTTTACAATAGCATTGTGCCTGTCTTCGTATGCATCTTTAACCTTACGAAAGATTTCTCGTTCATCGTAATAATCCTGAGCAGTTTTGCTGGCAATATTGATGCATTCACGCAGATTTTTGATTATCTCTTCGGAATCTTTCGCCGTTACGTGAAGCCGCTCAAGCTCAGTTCGAAGTTCGAGAATATAATCCGCTTGCTGCTTTTTCTCGTCCTCCAACTGAATACGCTGGTTATAAAGTCGAATGTTTTCTTTTGTGAGTTTTGTAACCTCATCTCGAAGGTTTTTCATCCTTCTCCGAATCTCATCGTCAGATACGACCTCATCTCGTCCGATGTTAAACAATTCGGCTAAAAGACGCTGCAATTCCACAGCTCTTTCGCAGCCCCCGTGCATCCGGTCGATGGTGTCAGAGAGTTCGGCATTTTTCTTTTCGAGCCGTGCACACCGCTCGCACATCTTGAGATAATCGTCCACAGTCAGTTCTTCAGTATTTATTTCAGTCGTATTCATATGTCATCGGTTTCCTTTCAATTTTTTCAGTCTTAAAGTATTTGCATCTCACAACAAGCGGTTGAATAAAATCCACGCCTGTCGGTAAAAGTCGATCATCTTTTTCGAGATCCGCTACGAGCTGTGCGTAGTTGTCTTTATACATACAGACATCCTTGTGGATACAGTTTGGACAAGATTCCAGATTCTTGAAGATACTCATGTCTTTTCTCCCAACTTGACCCCAAACGCCAGAATCCTAATCACGACGTCAATCCCGAGCAAAATATAGAAAGTGGTCGGAGCCCCAAGCTGAACTCCGACCCAGATCAGGCACGCAATGATAATCATCTTTTATTCCTCCGAAGCCGGTCCAATGCTATCAGACCGATTGTACTTATCGAGCGTCAGAAACCCGACCACGTCCGGAATCGGCGGATTCTGCAAAGACAGCAGCCGCGTCACATTTTCTGCCGTATGTCCATCCCATTCCGGTGCCCGCTCGATCTCTTCACAGTCGAACAGATACCAGTCGTCTTCGGGGTAGTGGTAGGTGTACTGCCCCTGCGGTGTGTTGATGCCGACGATAAACCATCCACCGCCGAAGCAGGGTTCGCCATCCGAGTGGAACCGGGACTTCCATGCCCGATCTCGATATGCTCCCACTAGAGCCGCGAACAGAATGCAGCGCTGCTCATACAGGGAGCTGAACGTGTGGTATCCGTCACTGACATCGTCAGTCTCCATCTGGACACCATATTTTTCATTGAGATATGCGAGATGTTTGCGAATATCAATCTGTGACATTTTTACTAACTCCTTTTTCATTTTTTACGAGCGACTACGAAATTCTTCATCAATCTGGAGGACCATCCCACCAGTCGTTCATCTCCTTATAACCTTCTTCGGTCATAAATACAGTCTGTTTCCCGGTTTCTTCATCATAGAGCGAGACCGGCAGACCTTCTTTCAGTTTATCCACTTCCTTCTGTGTAAGCAGGATGAAGATTTTATCATTCTGTCTGGGCATTCGAAGCATCTCCTTCTTTTGTAATCACAACCTTGCAGTTCGGCTTTGCACTTGAGACGTAGTTCACATGACCGAATTTATTCCATTTATCAATAACGTTGATATCACGGAGACCACCCGTAATCAGCTCCGAATAGGGGAGGGTCTCGATCCAGTCACAGAACGTATGCCACTCGTCGAGCTTATGGTTCTTGCGTGACTTGTACATATTCGCCAGAACCTCATAGCTCAGCATGATGGTCCGCTTCTGGTTATACGAGCTAGGCAGGAGCTGGATCATCTGCCACCAGTAATGCTTCTTTTCCCAGTCGCCCCATGTGTGTTTGAAGCCGTCATATCCTAAATATAAATCCCTAGCTTGATTAAGAGCCTCAATAGTATTTTTCAGAACACTAATAGCTGGCTCAGACAAATGCTCACAACTGAAATCCTCCAGTGTGAACTCTTTCGCTGCAATCTTGTGCATCGTCGAGCAGGAATTCATCTCGATGTCGTATTCCAAATATCCATCATCAATGATGTCCGGCTCATCATCTCCAAACTTTCTGCCCGCACGGTATGTCTTAAACTCCTTCCACCAATACAGCGGAGCCGTGATATCCAGATACACGATCAGCATCCGCATGAATTTCCGATGGTCTGTGCCGGCATAGCGAAGTTTTTTCATGAGGCCGTGGTCATTAGAACCAATGATGTAATGGGTATCTAAATCACTCTCCGAACCAGTACAACCAGAATCGGCATACTCACACTCTGAACAATGTGCAGGTCCATGGGTCAGACAACGTCCGCTATCACTCTGCTCCCAAGAGTTCATCGGATTCCGCATCCCTCTTATGGCTGCCTCCCAGCCAACGACTTCTGTTTTTTCGAGTTTAAGCATTGCTGGTTTCCTCCATAAGTTTCTTCGCAGCCTTTACTTTATCGTCAATAGACATTGCATGTTTACAACGATAATCGCTCAGCTCGCAGAATACACACATTGCACCGTGCGTTAGAGCAAAGCAGCGATTTGCCAAAGCTCGACAATCGCTATTTAGCCTCTGAATTCTGTCCGTGTATCCTTCAGACATATCGCGATAACTCTTCTCAACATCAGCAAGATCTCGTTTCAGACGCTCATTTTCAACCGTTGCGTCTGATTCCATAGCTTTGCGAAACTCATCAAGATTCATGATTTTGCTCCTTTTTCGTTACAAGTTTCTTGTAAAGGTCCAGTGCCTCTTCTCCTTGAAATGCGTTGACGATATCAATAGATTGATTCTTTCTTTTTCTGCCGACGACCAATACGCCGGTGTCTTTATCGGAAAAACTAATGCTGACTAAAAGGGTATCGCTAAGATTTGTCATGGTTTTTCTCCTTTCGTTACATATCAACCTTCATGTCTTTCAGCCTGTCGATATACTCGTCGAGGTATTGTGAAGCGCTCCTTGTTATATTTATTCCGCGCATAGAGAGTCGCGTTTTCTTCGTCACAGAACTTGATCTCAGTCGGATCCACGCGCCGGATACCGTCATCAAATTCTACGATACCAGAGACATAGCTGATAACACCTGCCGGGGGAGAACCGATCGTCAGGCCAGCGGGAACAGGCTTGCTGAAATGCTCCCAGCAGTGAAAATATCCAAGCTCACTTTTGACCTTGCAGAGTCGGAGTTCGTTTTTGATTGTGAAAGTAGTCTGTGGAGTCGCCATCACCAAGTCCTCCTTAATCCACCGCAACACGGTTCAATGCCAACATGACCATATTCCGAACAAATCTCATCGGTGAGGTTCGCTACATATGCAAGGGGTTCACCAGCCGCAAGCTCTTTGCGATCCCGTTCCCACTCATCCGTATATGGCGAGACATACAGGAATGTCAGCATCTGTCCGAGTTCAATATAATGGTTCTCGATCACGTGATAGACGAGATTTCCGGACTGCTTTTCAAACTCATCTACTCGTTTCTGCTGCTCCTCCGTAAGCCAGAAGAGCACGCCGAACTGGGAGTAGTTCACGACATTCTCTGCCTTGAAATCGTGAATAGCATTGGAGTGAATGTGAAGAAGCTTCATACGAGCGATTGCTTCTTCCTTCATCTGTTCTTTCGTTGCGTTTGACATGATAATGTCCTCCTTCATTTATGATTTAAGATATAAGTTCCAGAAAATGTATTGTGAGAGTGCCTGGTATGTCTCCTGAAGCGATTTGTTGTAAAATACGACGTCACAGATGTCTGTATTAAAAATTGCTCTATCGCCCTCCAAACGCCTCATAATGGCATCTTCTGGATCTCCTCGTAGAAACATTCTCTTTTTTCTGGCAGCTTCCGTCGCCCAAATACCGATAACACGGACTCGCTTTGAACCGTGATAATTTTCTTTGAAATAGGCAACACCAGCTGGATCGATGACATAAATATCATTTTGCTCGGCCTGCATTGCCGTCGCGGCGTATCGATGCTTGTCAAATTCGGTGTAACCAACCAGGTCTTTCAACCGGTCAAATTCTTCATCCGTAACGAAGATATGACCTTTTTCGCCGGAATGTCTCGGCTTCCTGGTTGTGTAAGACGCAATCTGGGTTAGACCGAGAGATTGCTCCAGCATCTCGACGATAGTCGTTTTTCCGCTGCCAGACGGACCGACAATCAGGAAAATATACTTGTTCATTGTTTGTCCTCCTGTGATGTAGTGCCACTGGATCTGATGACTTCGCCGATCATTTTGGCTGTTAGCGTTACAGCAATATCTTCCGACAGACCTGCTTTTAGTAATGCGTCGTAGAAGATTGCCGTCATTTCAGCCATTACTCCGACGGACTGAATGAATTTGCTTAAATCGTCCATAGCTATATGTCCTTTCATAAAAATAAAAGCGAAGACGCCTTGTATCAGACGTCTCGCCCTTTCAGTCAGAAGACTTTAATTCCTTCTCGTTCCAAGGTATCTTTGAAGATCGCACAACTCTCAATCGAATTTCGTTTTGTGGATTCCATAAATTCACGTTTGAGCCCATGACGATTCGTAATCATGTACACATGCTCGATACTCGGATTGATAACCTGCATCATACGTGCAATACGCTTGATTTCCGAAGTGTCCGCTCGCTCATCGTAAATTGCGAAATACCGCAATACTCGATATTGATACCGTGCGTCTCCGATACCATAAAGAATAATGTTGTTCATAAAATATCAACCTCCTTCATAAAGGCGATTGCTTTCTACGCGCAAGATCAACTAGTACTTCTCATTGAGCTTGTAATAGATCACGCTATGTATCAGAATCTGGTGTCGTCTACGGCTCATCAGTTCTTTGATTTTGCTCTCGCTCATGAAATTTGTAGCCACAAGAATATCCCAGCCTTTCGAAGTAAACCTCATACCACCGATGGCGATAGTTCACATAAGTAACCATGCATGGCTCTGGATCACTGAGCGAGCAGCCGTAGGTTCCGAATATCATGTATTGTTCCATGCGGCGCTCACCGACTTTTGGAATCTCATCTATTTCCCGAAGTAGATTCCGTCGCACTCGATCACATCCGTTCCTTGTGAAAATTCCGCGCACCAAATATAGTCACTTGTCAAGTCACTGTGCTGTCCTTCGAGAACCTCCCGCGCAATTCTATAAGCCCGCTCTACGGCATGCTGCTCTTCCGGGAGGCTCGCTTTATCCGGCCATACGACGCCGGTGACAGAATATAAACCCCACTGCGGGGCGGGGTCGCCATCAATCAGGATTTCCTCGATTGTTGTGCCCTTAAAGCGCGGATCTTTCACACGATTCAGAACAACGTCTGCTACTCTTCTTCTGCACATATCGCAGCAAGAGTCCCCACCGGCTTCCTGATAAATAACACAAGCAAGAAGCTCTACGTCATGCTCGTCTACAGTCTCATAGCATTCCCGATAATGCTCCAACACAAGCTCGACAACCGCTTCTTTTACGCCCGGATCTTCTTGAAGAACCGTAGGATTCGCTTCAGCATATACTAAACTCGTTAAATACGCCTGGCTCTCTTCTGAAGTGGTGATGTTCTGCTCATATTTTTCGCGTGTACGAATGGCTTT